GGCTCTGTCGAAATAAGGATACCCATACGTGCTTGTGTATGGCTTTGACGGCCCTTCATCAAACACAGATTCACCAACTTCATACGCAGCTTCGCTGTCCCACAGTGGAGCGGAAGTCGTGAGCTTATCCTGTAAGTTGATGTTTGGGTCTAAAAACGGCCCTCCGTTTATCTCCCACTCCTCAATTTTCCAGCGGTTGCCGCCCTCCTCTTTATCGAAGAACCTGTTGATTGTCTGCACAGGATACTTGCCGCCGCACGTCAGGTAGACGAAGTCGTTGACGTTAATAAAGTGCATTTCATGCAAGTCAACAGGGTCGTAGATAGTGGTGGCCATTGCCACAATGTTCTGCGTTGAAAGCGTTGAAGGCCCAGCTATGGTCGTTCCGTCAAGCGTTAAGGGCAATGCACTAAAAGGGGCTGTGTTACCGTCAAAAATAACCTGAGTGCCAAACTCGTCAAAGATGATAAGATCCGCAGTAGTTGGGTCTGTTGACTCTGAGCCACTGCCGTCTGTGAAAACAATGTGGAAAACCTCAGTCAGCGAGAACTTGAACGGGATGTATCGGACAGGAACCCCGTAGAGTGCCGTGTCGATCTTGGAGAGAACCTCAAACGGAGGACGACGTGTCACCGCACCGTATGGCGTCGGGATCATGTTGGTCAGGTGCTTGCAGCCCTTTACATATGCAGCTAAGTCGTCCCGATAGTGAAGCTCTGGCGATAACTCACCAGCGTTAAAGGACTTGCGAATGAGTTGAGTTTTAGCCATTATCCAATGCGTGCGCGTAAGTTACTAAAGCCAGATGGCAAATGGCGGTTGTAGTTCCGAGCGTATTTGCTCTGAAGCTCGCGTGCCTTAGGTAGTGTAAGTTGTAGTAGGTCTCCACGTAACTGATCTAGAAGCATCTGATTGTCAGTGACTAAGAAGCATGATCGCATTGCAATGCAGAGCGCAACGCACTCCTCAAGCTCAGATGACCACTTAGTCGGGTCGTCTTCACGTCGGACAAAAAACAGCTCAACTGGCTCGGTTGTGTCAAATGTTACCTTAAGTTCTTGACCTTCAACGTCATAACGCATTTGCTGTTGAGCGCCTAGCCACGTAGTTGGCTGACCTAAGTCTACCTTAGCCCCCATTGGCCGCAGACAGTCGTCTGGAATCGTGTATGCATAATCATCTCCAACAACCTTGGTCAAGGCACGTGTCGTCAAAAGCTCTTTCCAGAGGTAGTCACGCTGCATCTTGTCGATAGATAACAGCATAAACCGCTTTGCTTTGTCGGCTGCGGTGGAGTTCGTGGTGTTATAATCCGTAACTGGGTCAACTCCGAGCATACCCAGAGCGATGTTGAGGATGTCGAGTAAAGTTGTTGAGCGTCCTTGCATTTAACGAATGTGTTGACTTTATGCCCCTTTGGCAATAGCGCAAAAAAAGCACCACCCGCGAGGATGGTGCTTAGTTTAAGGAATAAGACTAGGCAACTTTGATAGTGCCGTGAACCACACCGAAGTCATCGTTACGGACAGCATTCACGTCTTGCGAAGTGTAGAGCTGTGTAGCGAAACGCTGTGTAGGCAAGATGTCTAGCTCAGCTGTGCGAGGAGCCCAAGTGTTGCAAGTGATTGCACGTTGGCAGAACGCAAAGAACTGACCAACAGGTACTTGAGGAACCACCAAAATGGTGAAGCTTTCAGCCTTCTCGACAACACCGTCAGCGAGAGCGCCCAAACGTCCGATAAAGTCGGAATTTTGGAAGTAATCACGGTTGTTGTTTTTCATCGCAGCAGCGGTGAGAGGGTTAACGCAGAGGTATTTCTCGTCGTTAACATACTCGTCGCGGAACGTAGCATCGATGTTAGCCAAGTCATCAGGGGAGATGTAACCAACATTACCTGTTGTGTACTCCTGAGACGCTGGCATTGCAACGGCTGCTTTGTCACCAACTTCGTTTAGTTCACGAAGAACTGTAGGAGCGAGTGCTGCTTGGATCGCAAGGAGGTCTTCCTGCTTGTAGATCGCGGAGGCGAGGCTCATCATAGTCGGGGACTTGATGTCGATAGCACGCAGAAGATCATCCTTTTTAGGGATGTTATCAGCAGCTTCGATAGTCTTGCACGACACGTAGGAACCTTGCTTAGTAGAGCCAGTGTAAGGAGTCTGGATGCTGTACCACTCCGCGAAGTCGGGAGTAGTTACATCACGACGTGATGGAAGGGACTGAGTGGCTGTGACTGTTGCATCATTGGCTTTAAGGCCGTCGATACGAACAGAGTCGCCGTGTTTAGTCTCTTGCGAGAACATTTTCATTAGAACGGGCGCTGTTGGTAGCCCGATGAGTTCAGCTACATTGTCGCTGAATGCCTGACGATAGATTTGTGGATCTGCCATAATATTTTATTTCCTGAATTAAGTTGGATTGTGGGTTTCTTTCGCACAGTTATCCTTAATCAGAAAGGGCAGATGCTACAGGCAACTTAGGGCAGTAAAGTTCTCCCAAGTCGCGTTGTTGCAGCTATTTATACATACCACTATCGGGTACGCAAATCATACTTTTTTACAGGTTCATAGGCTCAAATATTGCTGTTTTGCCATTTAGAACTACTCCGCACCCCAATATGGGTTTATTGCTGTATACCTTGCCGTATGCCATCGCTGGATGATCGTGCTGGACTAAACAGCCTACTTGCATACCGAACACGATGCTCTGCTGGTTAGCGTGATACACTACCCCAGCTTGGCTGTGAAGGTGTCCTTGAACGACAGAGCAGAACTCAGCCTGTGCGTTCTTGTGTGCCGCCATCAGGCCACCCTTACCAGAGTCTCCGTGGCGGTATTGTACGCCATCTACAAAGATCTTAGCGTAGCGTGCGTGGACGTTCCATCCGCTTAGCTGCCAGAGATCTTTAAATCCGTAAATACACTCATCGGGTAGCCCAATAATGCGAGCCTTACGCGCTGGTAGGGCATCATGGTTGCCGATTAGAAACTCTACCTTTGGAAATGCCTTGTGGACTTGCCTGACTTGCTTGGAAGCTTGCTTGAACTCCTCTGCCGCCGATGGCATTGATGGGTCTTTTTCGTGGAAGCTTATTGCGTTCCAGTCAATGAGGTCACCAACAGCAACGACTTTGGTGCATTTATACTTCTTCTCAATCCGCTTTAGAAACAAAATGGCTTTCGGGTGCATACATGGAGCGTGTAGGTCGGGTATTACTAATACGTTCATAGTGTTTTCCTATTTGGTTTCGGTTGAACGCTCAAAGGCGTTATGGTAAATATGCAGGTGCAAAAAAGTATTGCAAGCATTTACTTGACAAGGTCACGAAGTTAATGTCTATTAAGTGAATCAACGAAGTACACCGTAGGGGTGCAAATTACTTTCAGCAGTATTTAAAGATCGAGTTACCGCCCCTACGGACTCGATCTTTTTTGTGTCAGTTTAGAGGAGCAAGCGATGAGTCCCATTGGCCCAAGTCTTCACCACCCATTGGTTGGGAGTAGAATGACGTGTTTACCGCTACTCCCGTAAAGGTCTTAGCTTCGGCTAGTGATATGGGGAGATAGGTCATACAGAGATTACCAAGCCTACGATTCTCCCCACTGTGTTTGTGTCCACTTCAGGTTTCTTGAGGACAGTGCAGGTCGCCTTTCAGTGGGTGACCTGTATCTGCATCACAGCTTTGGTTCTTGATTGAGGACTGTGCAATTGCATTCAACTTTATCCTTGCAACACCGACCATTACCGTGAAAATTATCAATCAACTTGCACATATTCACGATATTAAGACATGATCATTAAAAAACGAGGCAAAGGCACTGCAATTAACGAGGTTCGCAACAAACGCACCCCAGACGACACCCGATACGCAGACAACTACGACAGCATTTTCCGCAAACCTGCGGCCAAACCAACCAAGAAATCCAAATAACCACACACAACTATGATCGACAACAAATACACCTGCTACGAGCTATTCAATGAACTCTACAGAGAGGATAGCGAACGTGCCTGCCACAACGCATACTCCGATGAGGGTCAAGGCGACAAAGCACTTTACGGGAGCATTGAAGACGCCCTAAAAGGAGCTTTTAATTGGCATGATTCACCAGAAGGTTCGATATTCTGGGAAGAGGTATACGCCGCACTTAGCTTTGGCACTTACGATCAGCTACGCGCAGATCAGAAGGCTGGCGAATTCTGGTGGCATGACGACGAGACTATGACAGATGAGGGTCTAAACATCCTCAAGGAATGGGCTGGTGAAGCTAGTGGAGAGCCTGAGCCAAAAACAGGGCTACTGCCAGCAGATGCTGCTGAGCGAAAAACTTACCCTATCTACTCTGGATTCATCAATAATTTCCCCAACGCCATTGCTGCCGTGTCTCACTTGAGCTACAAGGGCAGTAAACAGCATCACCCTGACAAACCTGTCCACTGGGACATGAGCAAGTCTGGTGACGAACTAGATGCCCTTATGCGTCACATGATCGACGGTGACTGGGAACAGGTTGCTTGGCGGGCGATGGCCAACCTAGAGCGTAAACTGACAGGAAACTGCCAGTATGTTGCCGACGGGATACATGACAATCAAGGACACTTCATCCTGTAAAGACCTGCCGCAATCTGCGACCAGTTTACACAAAGAAGCCCCACCCGTTAATTCGAGTGGGGCTTTTTGTTTAAATGCTACTGGGACAGCTTAATCTGACGCTTCTGTAGTGCGCTGCGATCAGGGTGGTTGTATGGCAGGCTACGAAGCTGTGACATGACAGTCTTAAGCTCATCCTTGCGGTTGTAGCCAGAGTCTGGGTTTTTAACGATACCGTCCTCAGATGTGGATAGGGAAACCTTGTAAAGCATATCTAGGATAGGCTTGTGATTGATAAGGCCAGTTTCCAGCAGGGCGTCTTTTACACCAAACTTGTCAGCCACATTTGCAACAGCCTTTAGGTTGCGATCATAATCAGTACCCCACTCTTGCTTGAGTGCGATCTCACTCTCATTCCGAACATTAGTCATGTTGGTTTGAAGCTGTTCGTGTACTAGATTCATCTCCTGCGTGTATAGCCCCATTACGGTCTCATACTGCGACTGAGATAGCCCAGCCTCGTGCATTGCTGCATTGCGCTCTGTTAGGCGCTCTGTGTCCAACTCTAAGCCCTCTGGCAAGCCATCAAACGTGTAGTCACCTGCCGCCTCTGGACGACCCGATGCATTGTAGAACTCTGCAAGCTCCTCTGGGGAACTATCAGCCGTTGGAGCCTTAAGGCCGCCTACTTCGGCAGAACCCATGCGGGACTGTAAATTGAGATAGCTCATGGTCAGCCCATCAACGTCCTTGATCTTGCTTTTGACGCCTTCAAAGCCCTTGTGGCTAGTTACATCCTCGGATAGACCCTCATACCATGATGACGGAACCTCTGGTGAATTTACTGTTGCAGTGTCCATGAGGTTTTCACTTCCACTGGATGCCTCTGGGGAGGCTGTTTCTGTTTCTACTGCGGTATCTGTTGAGATATTATCGCTCATATTTGACTGTTGGGTTTGTTATTTAGACTCCTTAGATAGAGCCTGTAAATGATTATGCACATCACTTGCAAATGACTGCCGCCCTTGGTTGAAGGCGTTCTGGGTAGGCTCAGCAGAGAACACTGTCTTGCCGTAGCCACACTCAACATCCATTGCCTCTAAGAAGGCGTTGAAGTGAGTGTTGCCACGCAAAGCAAACAGTGAGTCCCGCAGAAGTGGTTTCTTCCTTAGCTGGGTGGTCTTGTTCATTGCTGAGCTTGCTCCATCTCCATTGCTACTGGTGAACCTTCCTCAGGCTTTTTGGTCGGGTCAATCGGCGCTACAGCCTCCTGATCGATCATTTGCTGCTGCTGTGCTTGCTGCTGCTGGGCTACCTGTGCGGCCATTGCATCCATCTCATCGCGCTCATAGTCAGTGACGATATGCTCGTAGTTAATGTTGTGGGTTTCTGCGAACTCTACAGCCATGTCCTCAACTTTAACGATGCGAGCCAGCTCAGGGTTCTCACGTGCCACTGTAAGCAACATGACGATGCTCTGGATGGCCTGCATGGTCTTCTGCTGATCCATGAGGCTGAGTCTAGTGTCTAGCTGTGAAATGTAACTAACCTCAAAGTTGCCGCCCGCCACAGTCTCGTCAGGAGCTTCAATCACTCCAGCCTCGATCAGTAGGTCAAGCACTCGGTGGATCATTGGCGACCAGAACTCCGACCGTAGACGTGAGATCATCGGGCCGATACTGGCGAACTGCTCTGCCTGTAGTGCGTCGATCTCTGTAGCTGTCTTGTCCGTGTTGCTCTGCATCACTGCTAGGAACACATTTGTGAAGAACTGGCGACGGATCTCGTCACTCAAGCGCTGAATGTCAGCCTGATCAGCCTCAGGGTTGTGAGTCCCACGTAGCTGTGTGACCTCGCCTGCGGTGTGGATGACGCTGTTAGGGGCAATCTCATCGATGTCCAGTGTCTCGTCGTCCTTGACCACCGTAGGAGGCCGTGAAGCCATCTGTAGCGAGTCCTGCATCTGTGCCTCGGCTGTGTTCAACCCACGGATAGTAGGAAGCGCCATCTCGCAGCAACCTAGACCGTAGGGTGAGCCGTCATGACGCTTAATGAAACGTGCTGTCGGGTAAGGGAACGAACGGTAGCCGCCAACCTTGACGATACGCTTGTCCTTTACGCACACATACTCGCTACGGAATCGCATTGATTCAGCATCAGCACGCCTGTAGTCATAGTCAGGGTTCTCCGACACGCATAGAATGTAGTCAAACTTCTGTCCTGACTTGGAAATGTCACCGTATGCCTTGAGGCCGTCGGTAGATAGCGCATCCTCACCGAACATAGCTACCACATCATCAGCAGTGAGCTGTAGGAGGCGCTTGAAGCCCTTCACCTGCCCTTGGTGGTTCTCGGTGATGTATACGTTCGCCGTGATTGGTATCGACGAAAATACAAGCTCTGAGGTGTCCTTATCGAACTCTACCCCGCAGATGCCTGTGCCAAAGTTACTCCAGATGCGAGTGAACTCACCGTACACTTGCCCGAAGTTGGAGTTCTGCATATACTCCGTGATCTTGTTCGTAGCAGTCTGTAACCACTCCTTCATGGCGTCTCGATCATCGTCAGATGCAGCACGTAGCGCAAAGTTACGGTCAGAGTTACTGTAGCTGTGTGAATACAGGTTGGAGCCAAGCAGGATGGCCTCAGACGTGGCAACAGAGGATACAGGACGCTGATCCTGACCCTCTGCTTGCCTGTCGTCCGTGTTACTGCCGTTCATCGACGGAAGGACTAGACGCTCGATATCTCGAAACGTCGTGTCCACATTGGCTCGTGCGCTCTTTGCTGCACCGTATGCTGCTATGATCTTTACTGCACGATCATCCTGAGTTCCCTCAGATGCCGCATAAGGTGTTGGTTTGCGCTTTGCCATGTTATCCGAGGATTGTTGAACGGTTTGAGGTTACTGATTGTGTGCGGCCCTTCTGTGCTGCCATACGACGACGCTCTGCGTCACCCGCTGATTGTGCCTCTGGATCTTCCTCGACAACTACTGGAGCTGGCTCGGGTGGCTTAACTGGTTTTGGTGCTTTTGGTTTACTGCCCATGATATGTAATTTTGTAGGTTGAAGCAGACTCCCTCGTGAAGCCTAACTTGTTGATAAGCTTGGCGATGTGAGAACCTTCGTCAACCTCACAGAATAGCTCTGTAATGCCGTAGACGTTCGCAGCTATACTCTGTGCCTTAGGAAGTGTCCAGAGGACGTCCTTGATAGCATAGCGTCCTCCTGTAGTGCCCATATGAAGGAATGCACCATCCTCATCTGTCATAATAGCAAAGAAGCCACGATACTCGTCATCCATGAACACAATGTAGCACAGCCCGAACCTCAGTAGATACTCAGCACGTGCCTCATCAGGCAGCCAAGGGTGACAGTCGCCATGCACCCTCTCGACTAGCTCCAAAGCCATGTCCACGGTAGCCTCGTCACTCACGTGGAATATCTCGTATGCTCCACTCATCAGTATCTAGGCATTGCACCACCTGCTACCTTCACACGTTAGTCTTGAGCATATGTGATGTACCGACAGCTGGCATCTGTGACTTTGCCCAATATCTGACCGCATCGATGCCGTGGTTCCACTTGTCGATAGGTGTGTTCGTGATCATGCCCTGTGGGTTCACCTTCCATGTGTAGCTGGCAAACTCCTTGATGAGCTGGCGTGAATTGCAGTGTATCTTGATCTTGAAGCGCCTGAGTAGCTGTATGCCCTCAGCTATGGAGTCCTTGCCCTTCGTGCAGTTGATNGCATTGAATCCATATGTACGCAACGCCTTGGTAGTCTGAGGGTACGCACAGTCCACGTAGATCGGNTGATCCTTAGGTATCTCCTCGCTCTGCATCATCTCAACCAGCGACCCGTCACTGCTCTCTGCATTGGGAAGGTCTGTGATGCCTGTAGCCCACACTCGCTGACGCAAATACAGCGTGTTCTGTGCAAATCTACACTCAATCAGCGTGGTAGGATCAACGAATCCAACGTCACAACCGAAGCCACGACGCTCGCAGGCATCCAGTGACGGCCACTCATCGGTCTCTGTCCAGTTGGTGAAGATCAGCCCCTTGAGGATAGCTGGCTTACCCATGCCGTAGATCTGCCACATGGCGTCATCCGCTGTTCCCTTCTCGATGTTCTCCTTGGTGGGCTCATACCCTAGGATAGTCTTACGCTCACCAGCAGGCAGCAGAGGGTTGTCGCGGAACGTAGAGTCGTGGTATGCGTAGTCAGGGTTGCTGCGGAACTTGTAGATGAAGTGATCGTAGCTCGGGTTGAAGTCGGCAATGACGAATGACGTACGCATTGCAATCTGGTTAAATGACTCGTAGTTCACCTCTGTGACCTCATTCATGTAGCTGATGTCATCCCGCTTACCTTTACGGTTCTCTGCCTTGTCGCAGCCGTTGAAGGCTATTATAGAGCCATTACGGAACACATAGCGCAGGTCACTGGCATTCCAGCACTTGTCCTCCCAGATGCCCATCATGCCCTCATTCTCTGACATGATACGCTTGAAGT